GTTTCAACTTATTATATACCAGCTGATAAAGTAGCAATTTCACCATATCAAGAAAGATTTTAATGGCAAGACCTAGAAAACCAATACCGAAAACTCAAAGACAGTTAAGCTTAGAACAGCAAGAAGCCTTTAAAGGAATAGAAAATAGAGGTGATGCTGGAAATCCAAATTTAGCTGATGGGAATTTTAATGCTAATGTTCAATCAACAGGCATTGAATTTAATAGATCCCAGGAAATGAGCTTTAAAGATGATGATACTAAACAATATTCAGTAGGTATTCAGGATATTGATGAAGCAGTATTTTATTATTTTAGAAATGTAATTAAACCTTTTGTAATGCAAAATGGTGTTAGAAGGGAAGTACCTGTAATTTATGGTGCTCCTGAGAGATGGAAATCATTTCAAAGAGATGGGTATTATAGAGATAAATCTAATGCAATAATGTTACCTATCATAGTAATAAAAAGAGATACAATTACAAAAGATAGATCTGTTGCTAATAAGTTAGATGCTAATTCCCCTAATTTAAACGGAGTTTGGCAATCAAAATTTAGCGCAGATAATTTTTATGATAATTTTGCAACATTAAATAATAGAAAACCAGTAAAAACTTTTTATGCTGTGGCCCAACCTGATTATGTTACAATGGAATATGAATGTTTAATTCAGACTTATTATATGTCCCAATTAAATAAAATTATTGAAGCTTGTGAATATGCATCTGATGCTTATTGGGGTGACCCAAGTAAATTTAAATTCAGAGCTTTTATAGATTCTTTTACAACAGCAACAGAATTAGTTCAAAACCAAGATCGCTTAGTTAAGGGTACTTTTGGTATAAGATTAAGAGGGTATATTATACCTAATACAATACAAAAAGAATTAAAATCATTAAAAAAATATAATTCTAGATCTAAAATTACTATAACTAGTGAAACTGTTCAGGATATGAGGGATACAGATCCATTAAGAAATCCCACTACAGATGGTAGAAAAAGAAGTTAATTTTTAGGACATTCTAATATATTTATAATAAAATATAACATTATGTCTAAAAAGTTGTCTGAAAAAGAAGTTGCAAGTTTAAAAAGTTACCAATTGCGAAATACAGAAATTGCGTTAGCTCTGGGTAATATAGAAATTCGTAAATACGAATTAAAAAAAGAAAAAGAAAACATATTTGAAAAATATGAATCTTTACAAAAAGAACAAATTACAACAGCCGGAGAATTAGAAAAAAAATACGGCAATGGTAATATAAATTTAGAAACAGGAGAAATAAGTTCAATAGAATAAATTTTTGAAATAATTTCTCATATTTATAATAAAGCAATATTTAAATTTTTAATATAAAGAAATGGCAGAAACATTAATATCTCCAGGTGTATTAGCAAGAGAAAATGATCAATCATTTATCCAGCAATCCCCCGTCGAATTTGGTGCCGCTATTATAGGACCAGCTGCAAAAGGTCCAGTTAGAATTCCAACTTTAGTCACTTCATTTAGTGAATACCAAGCTATTTTTGGTCAAACTGTTGAAAGTCAATCAGTTGAGTATTCTTATTTAACTTCAACCGCAGCTAATAACTATTTTAGACAAGGAGGCACATCATTATTAGTAACAAGAGTTGTTCATGGTGACTTTAGTGCCCCATTCACTTCGGGTAGTACACAAGGATCAAACAACACTGGTATTTTAAATACCGCAACTTCAGAATCATTCCAAATTCAGACTATTTCTGAAGGAGCTGTAATGAATAACTGGCAAAGTGCTGATTCAGCAAATGGTACTTTAGTTTCGGGTTCATCTGAAAACGTAAGATGGGAAATATCAGGAGTAAATACAGGTTCAGGTACTTTCTCTTTAATAGTAAGACAAGGTAATGATACTTTACAACAAAAATCAGTATTAGAAACTTTTAACGATTTATCTTTGGATCCATTTTCTGCCAATTATATTGAAAAGGTAATCGGAAATCAAGTATTTAATATAAGACAAGATGGTTCAGATTTTTATGTACAAGCTTCAGGTAGCTATGTTAATAAAAGTAAATACATAACAGTTAAAAAAGTAATTAGCCCTACACCAAATTATTTAGATAATAATGGTAACATAAGTAGTGGTTCTTTATATAGTATAAGTGGTGGTAAATTAGGAAGTAATATTCCATTTGACGAATTTATTCCTGTAGCTTCTTCAGGTTCATTTATTAGTGGATCTGGTGAAAATATTCAAGCAGCTACTTCACCAGCTAAATTTAATCAAGATATTTCAAATACAAATATCCAAGGATTAACAGCAACTGATTATTCATCCTCAATTTCTTTACTAAATAATAAAGATGATTACAACTTTAACATTATTGTAGCTCCAGGATTAATTGCAGATTCAACCTTTGCTGCTCATATTACTCAAGTAAATTCTTTAGTATCATTAGCAGAAAATAGACAAGATTGTATTGCTGTAATTGATGTTTCAAAATATGGAAGTACAGTAAGCGCAACACTTAATAGTGTATCAGCATTTGATTCAAGTTATGCTGCAGCTTATTGGCCTTGGTTACAAGCTGTAGATCCTACAAGTGGACAAACAACTTGGTCACCAGCTTCAGCGTTTATACCTGGTGTATATTCATTTACTGATGCTTCATCAGAACCATGGTTCGCACCAGCAGGTTTAATTAGAGGCGCATTAGGAAACGTAATTAGAGCGGAAAGAAAATTAACATCTGGAAACAGAGATTCATTATATAGTAATAATGTAAACCCAATAGCTACATTCCCAGGAAGAGGAGTTGTAGTATTTGGTCAGAAAACTTTACAAAATAGAGCAAGTGCTTTAGATAGAGTAAATGTAAGAAGATTATTAATTACTTTAAAGAGTTTTATTTCTCAAGTAGCAGATAATTTAGTATTTGAACAAAATACAATTGCAACAAGAAATAATTTCTTAAGTCAAGTAAATCCTTACTTAGAATCAGTACAACAAAGACAAGGATTATATGCTTTTAAAGTAGTAATGAATGAAACAAACAACACACCAGATGTTGTTGATAGAAATGAAATGGTAGGTCAAATTTTCCTCCAACCAACTAAAACAGCTGAATTCATAATTCTTGACTTTAATGTTTTACCTACTGGAGTTGAATTTCCATCATAAAAACTAAAAAATAGAATATTTATAATAAAGAATAAATAATTAAATAAAATGGCAGTATTAGACCCAAACGAAATATTTTACACAGCTTTTGAGCCAAAGCAACAAAATAGATTTATCTTATACGTTGATGGAATACCTTCTTACCAAGTTAAGGGAGTTGGAGCTGTATCATTAACTCAAGGAACAGTTCAACTTAACCACATTAACGTTGCAAGATACGTAAAAGGAAAAACTCTTTGGAATACAATTTCATTGACACTTTTCGATCCAATTACACCGTCAGGGGCTCAAGCGGTAATGGAATGGGTTAGATTGCATCACGAATCAGTAACTGGTAGAGATGGTTATAGTGATTTCTATAAAAAAGATCTTACTTTCAATGTATTAGGACCAGTAGGTGATATAGTTTCTGAATGGATTATTAAAGGAGCTTTAATTACTGAAGCAGGATTCGGTGATTATAACTGGGATAATGAAAATGCAGCTCAGGAATTAGAAATAACTGTTCAACCTGATTATTGTATTTTAAATTTCTAAAATACTTATTAAATATTTTAAAAATAGCTTGGCTTTGCCAAGCTTTTTTTTTATATTGATATGTATTATAAACGTTATTAAATAAAGACTATGGCGGAATTTAAACTCCCAACAGAACAGGTAGATTTACCTTCAAAAGGTTTATTATATCCTAAAGAAAGTCCATTATCTTCTGGTAAAGTAGAAATTAAGTATATGACTGCTAAGGAGGAAGATATCCTTTCTAACCAATCCTATATACAAAAAGGTATAGTATTAGATAAATTATTAGATGAATTAATTGTAACCAAAGATGTAAATCATAGAGATTTAGTTGTAGGAGATAAAAATGCAGTATTAATAGCAGCACGTATATTAGGTTATGGAAAAGAATATTCTTTTACATGGGCGGGAGAAGAACAAATAATAGATTTAACTGAATTACAAAATAATGAATTTGATCCTAGTAATATGATTGATAATAGGAATGAATTTGCTTATACTTTACCTCATTCTGGTAATGACTTAACCTATAGAATTTTAACAGGAAGAGAAGAAGCTAAGGTTGCTAGAGAAATAAAAGGATTAAAAAAAATAAACAAAGACGCAAACCCAGAATTAACTACTAGATTAAAATATATGATTTTATCTATTAATGGGGATGACGATAATAAACAAATTAGAGAATTTGTAGATAATCATTTATTAGCTCGTGATTCTAGAGCATTTAGAACCCATATACGTTCATTCCAACCTGATGTTGATTTGACTATTACTTTGGATTCGGGAGAGGAGGTAGAAGTGCCCATGGGGCTTAGCTTTTTTTGGCCTGACATCTAAGAACGCACCTCTAGTTAGAGTAAATTTATTTCAACATATACATCAAATAGTATTCCACAGTAAAGGGGGCTATGATTTCGGTACAGTATATAACTTACCAATTTGGTTAAGAAAGTTTATATATAACGAAATTAAAACACATTATAATGAAGAAAAAAAGGCTATAGAAAAAGCAAGTGAAGGAGGTAAAGGTAAACAAACATTAGTAAGTTCTGATGGCAAAATAAATACCCCTGAATTTGCTAAAGCATCTCACCAATATAAACAAGCAGAAAAAAATTTAAATAAATTCAAAGGTAAAACTAGTTTCAAATAGTAATATTTATAATAAAATCTATTTATGGCTAGGCCCTCCAAAGAAAGAATTGATGATTTACTAAAACAGAATAAGTTAGCTGGTGAACAACAGGGCCAGTTTAAAAAACTTTATGATACTTTAGTAAAAAATAATGCTTCAGCAGCGGAATTTGAAAACTTATTAGGCGAAATTCTTATAAGTATAGATAAAATTGCAGATACAGCTGATTTTGTTCAAAAATCATTTAATGATACCCTTAATGAAAATAGAAAAATAGTAGGGAGTTTACTTAAACAAAAGGAAGGTCTTAGAATGGGCGAAGGTGATGCTTCAGAACAGGCACTTGCCGCTGATTTACAAAAAATAATACAACAAAAGAAATTATTGATGCTTGCCTATCGAGGCAATGATATCGATATGGCTAAAAAGGCTGAAATTCTAAAACAAATACAGGATACAAATGAGCTAATTGCTTCTCAAGAGCATATGCTCGAAGTTGCTGCCAATACTAAAAAAGAATTAGGTTTTACTGGTGAAATCCTTAGTGGTTTTGATTCATTAATAAAAAAGGCCGGATTTGGTGGATTAGGAGTTAGTGAAGCAGTAGCCGAAACACAAAGGCTTGCTCAGGCCGCTGATGCAGTTGGAGATAAAGGATTTAATCCATTAACTACTTTTACTGGTTTAGTTAAAGACAATTTAATGGCAGCTTTAAGTCCAATGAAAATTTTAGAATTATTAGCTGGTGCAGTTCTTAAAGTTTTTTCTGGTTTAGATAAAAGTACTGGACAATTAGCAAAACAATTAGGTACAAGCTATGATAATGCTAAATTAATGAAAAAAGAATTTAGTACAATAGCAAAAGATTCAGATAATTTATTTATTACTACAAAATCTTTAACCCATAGTTTCGAAGTTTTAGCTGACAGGTTTGGTGTTATTGGAGGATTTAGCGCTGAAACATTAAAAACTCAAACAGAATTAGTAAAGCAAGCAGGTTATTCAGAGGAAGCCGCTTCTGAAATAGCTAAATTATCATTATTAACTGGTGAATCAAGTAAAGATATTACTGCCTCAGCTTTAGGTACTGCTAAGGCTTTTAATATGCAAAATGGTTTATTATTAAATGAAAAACAATTATTAGAAGAAGCATCTCAATTATCAGCTGATATTCAATTAAGTTTAGGTAATTCAACGGATGAATTAGTTTTAGCTGTTGCAACAGCAAAGAAATTTGGAATGAATTTAGAACAGGTAGATTCGATAGCAAGTAGTTTACTTGATTTTGAATCATCAATTGCTAATGAATTAGAGGCTGAATTACTATTAGGTAAAAATATTAATTTAGAAAAAGCTAGACAAGCTGCTTTAGATAATGATTTAGCAACAGTAGCTGAAGAAATAGCCAATCAGGTAGGTACTTCTGCTGAGTTTGCAGAAATGAATAGAATCCAACAAGAGGCAATTGCTAAATCAGTTGGTTTATCCAGAGAAGATTTAGCTAAATCATTACAGGAACAAGAAGCAATAGCTAAATTAGGAGGTGATGCTGCTTCAT